CAGCTTTTTCAATTGTATTAAATAAAATCTTTGCAAGAGGTGCAACAGCTCCTAACATTTGTAACATTGATCAAATTTCTCCTTTCTTCTTATACCAAGATATGGGTATAATTTCAACATAGTCTCTACTGCTTTTTCTCCAGAAACTTTCCATGTCCATGTTTGTTTAAATGATTTTTTATCATTAAATCTTAATCTATTTTTTCCTATATAACCTAATTTAAAGTAATCATAAAATCTTAATATGATATCTTTGTCCGTCATTTGCACTTGTGCTCTTAAATATCTTCTTTTTTGTTCTACTTTTCCCCAAAATCCAAATGATCCCTCACCTTCAAATACTCCAGCAAGAAATATTAATTTTTCTTTATCTGTTAATGTATTAAAACTACTTTGTTCCTGTGAATTTAAAACCTTTGACTTGAATTTTTTCATTATGACCTGGATATACATTTTTTTCAGAAGATTGTCTATAAGGACATGCTTCTAAACTGTCTTTTTTTAACCCCTGTGGATTAGGTCCTTTTAAAGGTGGTGGTCCAGATCTTTTACCTATCATTTTGTTTTTTTAATCTAGCTTTATTCTGCTCTTTCATTATAGTGTTTTGAATATTTACACCCAATCGTTGAGCCTGCATCTGTTGTTGAGCTTGTACTTTCTCTTCATCAAAATCTAACTTATCTTCAAATTGAGTTTGTTGTTGATCTAATTTCTGTTCATCAAACTGAGCTCTTCTTTGTATATCTGCTGCTTTTAAATCTAGTTCTCTCTGTTTTAAAGCAACTAGAGGATCTTGTTGAGTAGTTGATGCCTCCTCTTGAAGTAATCCCATAGTTAATTCTGTAATTCTTTTTGCAATTAAAGCATCTGCCTCAATTCTAAATGCATTTGGATCAGCTTGTTCCAGTTGTGCATAGTTTGGATCTTGTTTCATAGCAACGTATGTTTCCATTGTAGCTTTCAAAGATATGTGTTCAGCTATATGACCTTGGAATAAAGCATATACTGGAGGATTAATCTGCACCATTCTGCTCTGCATAAACATTTTATGAGCCATAATGTGTGCATCATGATCTTGTTCAGCAAAAGCTTTTGGTAATTTCATTTGTAAGCCTTCCATATTTTCAATTGCTGGATCTTTTGGAGTAGGTTTTTCTGGTTTTAATAAAATTTCATCAATATTTTTAGTTCCTAATGCAGAATAAACACGTCTATATGCTTCATACACGTTGTGAATCTGTGGATTTGTTTGTGCAATCTGTAATTGTGTTTGTGCAAGAGTAATTCTTTGTGCCATTGAGAAAATATTTGGATCTGCAACTGGTAAAACATCTACTCTGTCATCAAAGTCTGTTTGTTTTATAGTTCTTTCACCACCATAAACATCATAAGGATAAATTGGAGGTAAATATTCTGAAAAAACTCTTGCTAATAATTTAAATTCTTGTTTCATAGCATAATAACATCGCTTATGAATAGCCGACATTACTTTTGCACCTCTTTCTAAAAGAGCGATTGTTGTTCCAACTGCCGCTTGTTGATTTCCGTCACCAACTTGCATGTTAGCAATACCCGCGAATCGCTGACCAGCTTCAACACAATATCCTAAAAGTTGCTGTAGTACTGCACTTGGTTCTTTAAATGGTAATAATTGAAATTGATCTTTAATATTTCCACCTGGAGCATCTACATCTCTAAATTCTCCTGGTTGAATCGGTTGTTGGTCATCTCTAATTCTCATTCCTCTAGCTTTAAATCCAGCAGGTAAATTAGATAATGTACCAGCATCAAGTAATTGTCTTAATGCAGAAGTAGCTGCTGTAGATAAACCACCAATCATATGAATTAATCCAAAACCATAAAAACCTAGTCCTGGTAAAAATTTATAATGAATAAAATAATTTATCTTGCTTGCTTTAGGATCTTCTTTTTTATAATTTCTGTAGATAGATAAAATTTCTTGAGAATCTTCATCAATAGTTACAATGTATGGAATTTTTACATTGTCTTCATCTTCAATATCTAAATCAACATGCATTTCTAAAATAGTATAAGTGTCTTCTCCTTCAGCTGCTTTTCTTACACCTTGTATTTCATCATACTTCTGTTGAATATCTGTTGTTTTATTTTGTGGTTGTTTTAAATCTATGTCTCTATAAAAACCAGCCACTTGTTGTTTTCTAATTTCATTTTCTGTCATCTTAATGATGTGAGTTATTCTTTCACAATCTCTAAGATCTGTTAGATAATATGGAACAACTAAATCTTCTGCTGGTATAAATTTAGATACAGCTCTTTCCATTACTTCATCGTAATAAACTTTTTTAAATGCTGATCCTGCTAATGGAAGATAAAATAATAATTGATCGAACTCTGGAGTATATTCATCCATTCTTTCCATTAACATATAATTCATGAAATCTTGAACACGTTGTGCTTGATCTTCTCTGTCTGAATTTTGTACACCTATAATTTGTGTTCTTACTGGTCCTTCTGGAGGAAGTAATTCTTTATAGGCTTGTGCTTGGAATTGAGTTACAGCTTCTGCAAGTAATGGATGTGTTACTCCTGAAGCTCCTTGGAATGGTCTAGTCTGTGTAGTATATTTAAATCCTAGTAGATCTAGACCCTTTGTGTAGCTTTCTTCCCAATCTTGTCTAGTTTCTTTATCGTTTTTATAATCTGAAATTAATTGAATAGCTAAATCTTGAAGATCTCTTTCGTCCATTTCCTCAGCAAGATTTGCATAAAAATTATCTTCAACTGGTTCTTCTACTGGAGGCTCTTGTCCTTCAATAACAACATCCACTGGTTCGTTTGCTGAACCAACTGGTTGCATTTCTCTATCTGTTACATTTAAATCTTCTTGTTCCTGACCTGGAATATTATCTTCAATTGCCATAATCTATATAGTTTATCTTATTATACTGATACTTTAAATATGTCTTCTATCAGACCACCAGTATGTTTGTAAAGTTTAAAAGGTTTAACAGCCATATCTGGTGTTACTCTTAAAGAATACATTAATTCGTATAAATTAGGGTTATCTTTTGCAATAAAATCTACTTTAGCTGCTGATGAATCAGAATAAGACCTTGCAAAAAGATCTGCCTCTTCTTTAGTTTTAAATGCAGCTTGATGATGTATGGTCTTAAATGTTTCTACTTTATTTCCACCTTTTTCATCAAATCTAGGTACTTCTTTTGGTACAGTAACTTTCCATGGTCTTTCAGGATCTGATTTTGCAATCTGTATTGCTTTAGCTTCTGTTTTATATTGATTAGCTAATTTTCTCATAATGCCTGGTATAATAGCTTCTCCTTTTTTTGCAACCCCTTTTCCATTTGCATAACCATAAACTAACTCATTTCCAGGAACAGCTCCATTACCTCTACCAATTACATTAACTGGTACTACTGATACCCATTGTGCTCCTTCTTCTGCTGCTTTTCTTGCAACTGTTTTAACTGCATAATCTGTGTATTGTTTTGTATCATACATTGGAAGATAGTCGGCATTGTTTCCAGCACCTTCTGCTCCAGACTTTTTAGAAATTTGTTTATTAACTAATCTTTGTTGACCAATTAATCTATTTAACTCAAATGCCTCATCTTCTGTAGCATACATTCCTTTTTTTAAAATAGAATTAATTTTTTCTTGTAAGCCTTCTTTTGGTTTAATTAACAATCCAACTTCAGCTTCAGTATTAAAAGGATTAACTCTTTTCTTACCTTCACTTCTAATTTGTGAAAAAACATTTTGTTGTAAATCAGATTGTATTTCATTTATTGAATAAACTCTTTCTCCTTTAGGAGTAAATCTTGTTCCATACATTGTATGTACTAATGGATACGAAGCTGGATCAGCAGTTGTCTTATCTGGAATATTAAAATGCCCACCAGTAGGACTTGCTTGATTTGATTTAATTTGTTTAGGATAGTACCAAACTATTTCCCTTGGATTAATTTCACCTGGTAATTTGTATGATCCAACTTCTGATCCATTGTGCTGTAGTCTATAAGGATTCTCAGTTGCTAGTGCTAATTTTTCAGTTTCAGAATTAAATTTTTGTAAAGAATCTTGTAATAATCTTTTATCTTGTGGATCTACTTTTCCTTTTGTAAGATCTTTAACAGCATTTCTAAAATATGATGAGTAATTTGCCATATTACCCATGTCTAACTCTTGACCAGAGTTTCTAATAGCTTTCATTTTTATACGAGTCAAATACTCATAAACCTGTTCTAATTGATTATAAGTACCAGTTGAAGTTGCGTCAGGATATTTAGTTTTAATTAAATTCATTACTGAACTTACATTATCAATAATATCTTCAGATGTTTTAGTAAAATCTATAGCTGGTTTAAACTCAGCTAATTTCATTTGATTAATAGGATTATTCTGTATTTGTCTTAACAATACTTCTTTTGATATAGGTGCATTTATATTTTTAGCTGCTGCTAATAATCCACCTATTAAATTTCCAGATTTATCTAAATCAGCAATATTAGTATCAAACAATTCTTCTGTTTGAATAGAAGCTGATCTACCATC